GGCATATGTTTTTTGTTTTATAAAAAAAAGGGTGAGCAGATAATCTACCCACCCCTTTAATTGATTAATTAATTAATTATGCGTATTCTACAAGGTCAGAAGCAATTCCGAATTGTACCGCACTTGTAAAACGCATTACCATTCTTACGTTGTTCGATGCGTCCAAATCTCCCATATCTAGTACACGTACTTCTTGAGTAGAATTTAGTAACCCAGTTCCAAAGTATAAGTTGCTACGTTGTGCTACATACATTTTGTTAGCTGATAAGCCTGGACAAACAAATATCTTCACTCCATTTACAGTAAGACTTCCGTTGTTCCACCATTGTGTTCCCATATTGTTAACACCATTTGCTCCTAAACCATTAGCTGCAAAACCTCCTAGTGCTTGTACATATAGTTTAGCTGCTTCTTGTCCAATGTATATAAATAAGTCCTCTTTTCCATAAAGCGCTGCTGGAATTGCATCTACTGCTCTTCCTAACTCAGTAATAATGTTAGCTGCATTTAAACCACCAGCTACCGCTCCTACTTGTTGTCCCGCTGGAATGTCCCCAGCCGCTGCAGAAGCTGCGATTAGTTTTTCAAAACCATCGAATGAATTGTTAGCTGCCGCTGCAGTATCTCCTTGCCAAATACATAACTCAGTATTTTGTGCTACTTCCGATGCTACGTGAGCAATTAAGAAATCAGAGAATTTTGGTGGCAAAGTCTGTCCAAGACCATAACCCATTGATTGTGCCTCCCAGTCGTTCACGAAATCATACTTACATAGTTGTAGGTTTACTTGCAATTCTTTAGGCTCAATAATTCTTTCAGTTAATGTGATAGTAGATGTTGGGTCAAAATCACAAGTAGCAGATTTTACTAATGCGTCTGTTGCCAATTTCTTAATTACTTCCTTAAAAGCAATATTTGCCTTTACTGTTAAACCACCATCATCGATTGTTGATGCAGACAATAATGCCGCTGCGATATATTCGCCAGCAAATTCTCCAGCATAAGTTGTAGTGATGTTAGTCGTTGTTGCTAAATTTACGTTTCTTTTTTTCATTTTATTTATTTAATTTGTTTAGTACTCTATCAAGTGTTGTTGTAAATTGTCCTTTACCAAATTGCACTTGTTTTTTTTGTGCAGACTTTGCTTCTGGATTGTGTCTTATTGGTCTTCTTGAAGCAGACATCTCTTCCTTTTTCTTGTCTTCTTTTTCTTTGTCCTCGTATTTTTTCATATCTCCAAACTTCTTTTTAAGTTCTTCGATTTCAGACTTAACTTCTTCAATTACTGGAGCAATAACCTCAACTACTGCTTCTATAATTGCTTCTACTTCTGGCACAACCTCGGCTGGTACTTCAGTTTCTATTGTTTCATCTAAGTCTTCTGTTTCTTCCTTTTCTGTTCCAGCCTCTTCTTTTGCTGGCACATCGTCTGAAACATCTCTAAGGTCTGCAATTACACCCTCTTCCTCAACAACTAAAAGTCTGCCGTCTTCCAGTATGTATTCTCCTACTGGCATAGCAACTTTTTCATCGTCTGTTAGAATAAAGACTTCATTACCTTTTGAGAACTCATCTGCACTAATTGTAGTGCCGTTCTCTAACTTTTGCTCTTCAAGTTTTACCTCCAAGTTTAAAAGTGTTCTAATTTCATTTAGCATTCTTGTATTTTTCATATATATATAACGATTAAAAATTTATTATTTACGTTTTCATTATGTTTTTGTTATTACTCCGATGCCTTGCGCTATCATAGAGCCGTCACAACATTTGCTAGAATATGTGTCTTTATCCTTGCATAGACAACCTCTGCCACCCCCGTCTGGAGATGTTCGGCTAGGTATAAAGGTTTTGTTATTTTTATTGTTTCTCTGCATTATGTAATTGAACTATCGTTAATGCTATTAATTTCAGTAATTATTAAGTCCCATTGTCTGCCTTGCTCTGCATTTAATAGTTTTAAATCTTCTAAATCTTCTGCATAAACTTCTAACTCATTAATTTCTGGAAAATTATTGTCGCCAGCAAGACCTATGTCTTCTAGTTTTTGTTGTAAATCTTCTGCAAGAGATTGTGCTTCACTTCTATAACTCATATAGTGTCCCTCTGGCATCCAAGACTCTCCATATATAACTTGAGAATAGTTATTTAATTCTCTTTGTGCATCTTCTAATGCAGTTAAAAGTTTTTCGCCTTGTGCCAAAACACTATTTATCTCGCTTTTGTCAACTGCTGCGTCTGGTGCGCCACTAAAAAAATTATCAATATCAGTTATTAATGTGAGTTTTGTAACTCTTTTTTTCTTTGGCATATTCTCATATACCTTGCTTAATCTTGTTTTCATATTTTATATATTATTTCTTTTATTAACTATGTCATCTACCTTGTCAAGTGCGTATACAAGCTCTTGATATTCTGGGAATAAATCACTAGGAGCAAAACCAAGTTCGCCAACCTTTGTTTCTAAATTACCTAAAATTTCTGAAACATTATTTTGAGATTTTAATAAAACATCAAATAAATCTTGTTCTACATCAATATCAAAATCTAATTGTTGTTGTGCCTCCCTAACTTTTATAGTGCTTTCTGTTAACTCTTCTAAAGCTGCATCGTGTCTTAAAATAAGATTTGTGTATTCCTCATACGCATCTTGTAAATCTGCAGCGACTGACAAGTTTATTTTTCTAGGCATATTCCTATACACCTTGTTTAAGTTTGTTTTCATTTTATTATTTGTTTAATTTGACTTAGTAGTTGTCCAGCCAGTTCTTCTGACTTTTCTTTTGGTTTCTCTATTTTATCTGCAAAATACCCCTCGATTGAAAAGCCTTTGACTTTTTTAGTTTTTACAAACTCATTCCAAACCTCATCGTTATTTACTTTAACAGAGCCCATCCAAGTTCCTAAAGGTACGTCCAATCCATATAATGCAGACTTGTCTTTTTCTTTGTCTTCAACTAACCAGCTCTCAACTAAAGTTAAACCATTAAGCACCTCTGAGTGTTCTAAGGTAGAATTACTTTGGTTGCCGTTCTGTAAAAAT